CCCTGATTTTGGTGATATTCGTGACAGTGATCAGTTCCATGAATGGGTAGAAGAACAGCCCAAGTGGGTACAGGATGCACTGTATGAAAATGATAGTGATGCTCGTTCAGCCTCTCGTGCAATTGATTTGTATAAAGCTGACATGGGTATCAAGGCAAAGAAAACATCTAGTAATCGTGACGCCGCTCGTTCTGTAAATAGCCGTAGCGGAAACAATGCACCAGAGACTGAAAATAAAGTTGGTGTATTTTCTGAGTCACAAGTAAACAAAATGTCTGCCCAGCAGTACGAATCGCTTTCCGATGAAATTATGGAATCTATTCGGACAGGGAAATTTGTTTACGATATGTCGGGAAATGCCCGATAAACCTATTGACATCTTAGTTATATGTGATATAACTATATGTACAATGTAATAGTGTCGGCCCCGCTAGGTATCAACTACGGTTACCCGGCACTATTAATACCCTAGCAAACAATACTAATATCTTTCGGACAACCTAATGTCTCATGGCCCGTTTAATAGAAGGTCGGCCAACTTTCTAAAGAACGCACCCTAGTAGTACATAGCCTTCGCATAATTGAGTAATAGTTTGCATCTGTAATCTAAATGCTAAAGGAGAATTATTATGGCATTCGGACAAGCTTCGGGTTATACCAACCTGAACTCAGGCAACTTCTCGCCTGTAATTTACAGCAAACAGGTGCAACTTGCATTCCGCAAAGCATCTATTGTTGACGCAATCACTAACAACGACTATTTTGGCGAGATCGCCAACATGGGAGACACTGTGAAGATTATTAAAGAGCCTGAAATCTCAGTCTCTGCATATCTTCGTGGTACAACCATCACTCAGCAAGACTTGACAGATAACGATTTCTCGTTAGTTGTTGATAAAGCTAACTATTTTGCTTTTAAAGTTGACGATATTGAAGAGGCTCATAGCCACATCAATTTCCAAACTCTTGCATCTGATCGTGCTGCCTTCCGTTTGGCTGACCAACATGACCAAGAAGTTCTTGGCTACTTGGCTGGTTTCAAACAGTCTGCATTGCATGACAATGCCGATACAGTGAACGACCAAGTTAACGGCACTAAAGCTGACTCAACTGCAGGCACAGATGAATTGCTTGCAGCTAACAAGCTTTCACGTCCTAGCTTTGGGAACATCACTACTGCAGGTGTAGCTGGGGACTCTATCCCTGTTGCTGCTCGTTTGCCCGGTGCGACTGCACTGCCAACTGCTTACGTATCTCCAGCAATGCTGGTTGCACGTATGGCACGTTTGCTTGATGCACAAAACGTACCTACCCAAGGTCGCTGGATCGTTGTTGATCCCGTGATGATGGAAGTACTTCGTGATGAAGACTCACGTCTTTTGAATGCAGACTTCGGTGGTAACGGCCTGCAAAATGGTTTGGTGTTGAATAACTTCCACGGTTTCCGTGTACACGTTTCCAACAACTTGCCATCTGTCGGTACTGGTGCATCTACTACAGGTACTGCAGCACAGTCAACTAACTACGGTGTTATCGTAGCTGGTCATGACTCTTCAGTTGCAACTGCCGAGCAGATCAACAAGACAGAAACATATCGTGATCCAGACAGCTTTGCTGACATTGTTCGTGGTATGCATCTCTATGGGCGCAAAATCTTGCGTCCTGAAGGTCTTGTCACAGCTAAGTACAACTTGGCTTAAACAAACTAAAGTGTGGGGGCTGGCTTAACGCTGGCCCCTTACCTGTATTTATAGATTGGCGCATACCTAATGGCTACATACATTACACTTGTAAATGAACTGCTTCGTAGATTAAACGAAGTAACTATCAATGTTTCTGATTTTGATAGTGTTCGTAATGTTCAAGCTACAGCTAAAGACGCTATTAACTCTGCGGTACGTGAGATACTGCAAGAGGCACAAGAGTGGCCTTTTACACTAGTCACGTATAACCAAGTATTAACTGCGGGTGTCGGGTCTTATGATTTCCCAGATAACTACTCAAAGGCAGATTGGGAAACTTTTTATCTTAAACCTTTTGAGGGTTCAGAACCTGCCGTACTACCTGCGATAACATATGAAATGTACTTACGTATGTATCGTCCAAAAGATGATAGCAGTGGTGTCAATGGTTACACTAAACCTACACACGTATACAAAACTCAAGAAGATAAATTTGGTATTACACCAGTACCCGATAAAACGTATACTGTAGAGTATCATTATTGGAAGTATCCTGAAGATTTAATTCTTTCGGATGATGTATGCGTAATACCTACTCGATTTAAGCATGTTATTATTGATGGTGCTATGATGTACATGATGCGTTTCCGCTCTAATGAACAGTCTGCAGCTATGCACCAACAAAAATTTAACATTGGTATAAAGGCAATGCGGCGACTTGTAGTTGATAGCCCAACACAGCTATACTCTACTGCACTTACACAAAGCTCCGGTTTTGGTAGCACACAAAAAAGTGGCTTCTAAATGGATAGGCTTAGTACACACGTTACAGTTTGTGCGGGTGGGTTGGTTACTAACGTAGACCCTTTAACACAGGCGGCGGCACTCAGCGGTAGTGCAATTCGTATGATTAATTATGAACCTGCATTGTCTGGTGGTTATCGGCGTATTAGTGGGTTTCAAAATGATTATGGAACTGTTACAGGTACAGGTGCTGTACTAGGTGTTAATGTAAATGGTAACATACATGATGGTATCTTTGCTTGCAGAAAACCTAGTTCTGGGTATAACTATCTACACAAGTGGAATGCTACTACAAGCGCATGGGATGCAGTAACTACCACTGGCTCACCTGACATGACAAACGTAAGTCGTATTAGGTTTGTGAATTATAACTGGGCAGGTGAGGTAATGTTACTTACCGATGGTAATAACCCTGCATCTACATATGACGGTACTACTTATACACAGATTACACATGCTAATGCACCTAATAGTCCTAAGTTTGCTGAAGAGTTTGCTTCACATATTTTCTTAGCTGGTGACACTACAGACCCTTACAACTTATACTTTAGTGCACCGTTAGACGCTACAGACTTTAGTCCTGCTAATGGTTCAGGTGTTATTAACGTAGGTTATACTATTACCGCCATAAAAAAGTTCCGTAATGAATTGTTTATTTTCGGTGCTAATAGTATTAAAAAGTTAGTAGGTAATAATACTTCTAACTTTACATTACAAAGTGTAACATCTAACTTGGGTTGTGTTGCACCGGATTCTGTGGTAGAGTTTGGCGGTGACCTATTGTTCCTTGGGCCGGATGGTATTCGCCCTATTTCTGGTACTGACCGTATTGGTGACGTTGAACTTGCCCCTGTGTCTAAAGAGATTCAAGACATCTTTGATAATTACTACTTGTCAGAAGATATTGTAGACATTAGTATTGTAGTTATTCGTAAAAAGTCACAGTTTAGATTTTTCTTTAAAAATGAAAGTTCCTTGTCTCTTATTGGAGCTATACGTAAATCAGCTAATAAGCAGAGTATCTTTGAGTACAGTCAGCTTATTGGCATTGAAGCTAACTGCGTTGCGTCTGGCTATATAGGGCAGTTTGAGCACGTTATCCATGGTGATAACTCTGGCAAGGTATACCGCCAAGAGAGAGGACAATCCTTTGCTGGAGAGGATATATTTAGTTTGTATCAAACTCCGTATTACTATATGGAAGACCCAGAGATACGTAAAAATATTTACAGTGTAAATACTTACTTGAGGTCAGAAGGTACAACGGAAGTATTTGTAGGTGTGTCATACGACTACGATGACGTAAACACTAACAACCCTAACACATATGACTTTTCTACACAAGGTGCAGCAGCACTGTATGGTACTGCAATTTATGACGCTGGTGACATATACGATGGTAACCCCTCACCTAAAAAACTAACTAATGTATCTGGCTCAGGTAACTCTGTTTCAATTAGTTACGTTACTAATAACCAGAGTGCAAGTCATACTATTCAAGCTATTACCATTACATATGGTACAGCAGACAGGAGATAAACCGTGGCAGGTTACACAAGACAATCTACAGCAGACATCATCCCTACAGCAACGGTACGTGCTGCTCCCATTAACGCAGAGTATAATGCTCTACGTGATGCCTTTGCTGCATCTGGTGGTCACAAGCATGACGGTACAACAGGTGAGGGTGAGTATGTTCCCCTTATTGCTGACCTTGATGCTAATAATAAAGTACAGGTAAATACAGGTGCTAACACTGTAGACTTCTACGTTGAAGTATCCGGTGTTCCAGTACAACAGATTAGTGTACGTGACGGTGTTATCCGCCCTATTACAGATAATGACATTGACCTTGGTGCTACAGGTGCTGAGTTTAAAGACTTGTACATTGACGGTATTGGTTACATTAATACCCTAGCTGTTCATGAAAATGCTACAGTAGCAGGTACACTGAATGTAACTGGTGTTATTACTGCCCCTGCAGGTGTCGTAGCTAACATCACAGGTAACTTGACAGGTAATGTTACAGGCGACATTACTGGTGATCTGACTGGTGATGTTACTTCTACAGGTACATCTACCTTTGCAGATATTGATGCTGTTGACCTTGCTGCCACAGGTACTACAGTCATTACATCCGGTGACATTAACTCCGGTACTATTGATAACTCTGTAATTGGTAGTGCAACTCC